TCTTGTTTATTAATTAAAGCAAAACGCATAGCCGCAAATAAATTTGTTCTGCTATTAGTTTCAAAAGCCGGGTCATTCCTATATGGCGTGAATACTATTCCTTCGTCGCCGTCGTCGATTGCTATAGTTAATGGGTAAGTCTGATTAAGTGTTCCCCTTTGACTAAATGAACTGTAGATATTTTGTACTGTAAAGTCGCTACCAGTAGTAGACCATAGTAATTGAAAACCATCTTCAACGCCCTTACGTGCCGCTAACAGTAGGAACGCCGGGGCTTCGCCCGTTAGGTTATTATAAGGTAATTCAAACCAATCTTGATAAGCTAATATTAACGGGTCATAGGAAGGTGTTACCCACTGGGACCCGCCGCCCGTTTGAAAGTTATCATCGAACAAGCCTTCAAGATTTTGTACCAATCTAAAAGTAATTTCATTAGAATCAATTTGACTTGCATCCACTTCCCAAACTCTAAAGTCAACGTCTACAAGCCCGTAATCAGTATGCGATATTTCTATAATATCGCCTACCTTAACTTCGGAATATTCCATACCCAGCTTACAAGTTACTTGCGCTTCTGGATATGAAAGTTTTTTCATTAATTCCCAAGTACGGTCGCTTGCAGTAGTTAAATTATTAAATGCAGTTAAGTCAATAGTCTTTTGTTTGCGGTAGCCAATCAACCGGGCTACCGCGCCATTACGAACTCTGATAGTTCGTTCAGTATAGTCTTGATCTTCGTCTATAAAATTCGATCTAAAATCACTGAAAACATCTTCCCACGAACGCCGGGTAAATTGAAATTCTCTAAATTTTTCTGTAGTAATTACTTCACTTGCTACGTCTGTATCCCGAAAGGCTTTAAGGTAAATTTTATTTTCCGCTGTAAAGCTAACCGCGCCGTCAACATAAGTAAAGATTTTATTTACTAATGTTCTTAATTCCTCTTGTTTACTAAATGAGATATTTAAACCGTACCCCTTCCCCGCCCAGTATGTCGCGGCTTGGTTGAATGAAGGTATATCAAAATCGCCGTGGGTAGCGCCTGCAAGTCTAAACAAGTCATAGATAATGGCGGCGGGGTTTACACCATTAGGTAAATTCGGATTACTAATAGCCGCCGTTGAAATTCGTTTTACTACAAGATGAATAGTAGGAACGTTCGTAGCGTTCAAACCTAAAAAGTAATTGTCTTGGAATAAATGCGCCACGCCGCGAAGTGGTGAAGCATAAGGACCCGGCTCGGTAGGAAAATATGAATCGTCGCCGTCATTAAAAAAGTAAGTCCCTAAATCGCTTAGGCTTGCCGGGTCATTTTGTATATAAACGCCTTCAATAGTAACGTCCGGCCCTATACAAATTGAGTGCCAAATGTCCATGTAGTAATTAAAGCCTACCAATATGTCGTCCCCGCCGCCGCCCTTGCCGCCTACTGCTTCCTTTACCTCTTCTGTTTTTAAGTTCCCATACCATAGTAAATTTGTATTAATTCTAACAGTTCCAAAAGTCAAAGGAATTATTGAACCTTCCTTTGCTTGCGTTACTTGAAAAGAATCAAGCGTAGCCGGGGACATATCGCTGGTTTCGGGTCCCTTGCTTAATAGGGTAGCAAGTATTAACCCGCCGATAATGACCGCCGCTATGAGTATTGCACCTACAACCATTTGACTACCTTTTCAATTCTAAATATAGAAGTTAATTTTTTTTCAAAAAATCCTTTAAAGGGAAAATAACTAACGCCCCTGTTATGAATCGAATGAACCATCATATTATTATTTTGACCTAAGTATATCGAAGCGTGGTTGCCTACGCCTTGCGGCGTTGTAGCGAATGTTAATAAATCACCACGAATTTTTTGAACCCGTTTAGACATTCGTTTTATTTCAAAACCCGGTGCGGCTTGGTTCGAAAAATGTTTAAATAATGAATCTATGACATATTCATTTTTCGTATGTATATGCCAATCGCGCGCGTGGTAATCATAAGTTAATTCTTTTAGTATTCCAGCTTCAAGCCAGCAAGCGCCAATAAATAAAGCGCAATCAGCGCCGCCGCCTTTTACCATAGTCAAATGTCTATACGGCGTTCCTTCCCATGACTTGACTATAGCTAAAAAATTATTCCATATTTTATCGTTTCGAAAATATGCTTGCATTATCTAAAGCCCCAAACGACGGGGTTATTAGAAGGTATATAAGGCATACCCAAAAATCTTAATAGGTTGTCAAACTTATTTAAACAAGTTTCGGGCGCGCCGTCGCAACCCGGCAAGGCTACAACGTCGTCGTCTATCTGTAGCCGCAAATCAAAAGGTAATTGCAAACTTAAGACATTGCCTACATGATTTGTAACTAATCGAAAGTCCGTACCAAACTTGATAACTCCGCCCGTAAAATATTGATCTGTAAATGTACCGAATGTCGAAGACTCAATATTGTATCCGCTGATTGTAGTAATTGTAGCAATTACTTCCCATGTACTTTCAATTAAACCGCAACCACTATCAAAAACATCATGGTTGCAAAACGCTTGATATATTACGTTAGGCATCTTTGCGAATAGCCAGCTACTATTTGCTTCTAACTTTGCTGTAGCTTGTCGATTTTTTATAGTAACTGTTTTAACCGTTCCGGTGAAGATAATAACATAGTCCGTTAGGTCCGATTTAATAGCCCGGTAAATGACTACATTAACTGGTTCTATCGGAAGGTTGCCTATGTACGCCGCAAATATATCTGTTATAGGCGCGGTAATGTCTACATTAACACTTCCAAATTGAGTATCATAAGAAAATGACCCCCGGTTTATAGGCGCGGCGGCGTAGGTAACGCCGCGAAACACTAATGACTCATTATAAGAGGTATAGCGTTCGTAAACCCCGCCTTGCTCTAATTCATAAAATTCGGGGAATGGTTCTTGCTGGCTTTCCTTTATTTCACTTTGATAAGTCATATTTATATTTCATCGTATTCTTTTACTAATTCATAAAACCTTAAATCGGTTTCTGTTACTAAGTCGCTTTGATGATTTAAGTTCAAATCGTCTTCATCAAAGCGACTTAGTAATAGTCTACCTATACGCGTATATCCATCTTCGTCTACGTCCCGATCTAAAGCAGTTTCAATTTCTACCGTTAGTTCGTCGGCTATATCATTATAACTAACATTGGTAACGTGCCTTGTCAAAATATCGCCGTCATTCATTACTATATATATTCGTTCATAACCTTGATACTGGCTTTCGGCATAATTCTGAATACAAACTAAAGCGGTCGCCCCACTACCAATATCTTGTTTTAATTCAAAAGCTACTTTAGGATGATAAGCCCAAAAGCGTTCGTTTTTTCCTCTTCGTTCATTATAAAAATCTATTAAGCTATATTCATCTTGCTTATTATATGTAGTAAACTTTGCATCAAAAGAAATTGGAACGTCTTCTGTAAAAGGTATTAGTCTTTGCGCGGACCCCCTATATTCAAGGATTGTACGCGCTAAAGCTATTTCACTACCCGGCGTCGTAACCCAGTTTGGAAGTAAAGGAAAAATCGGCGTGTTAGGATAATCAATATCTTGAAAGTCATTAGCCATTTTTTATCCGCTTTGAAATTCTAAAAATTCTAAAGTAGCTTCGTTAGTATGACTTGTCTTTTCACTAAATTTAACCGCCCTAACAGTACAAAACAAACAAGGGTAGACCATCGAACGGACTACGTTAAAAGTTTCTGTTATAGCTGATTTTAAATTAATATTATTATTAGTAAAATTTAAAATTTCTTTTATTTCAGTTGTATTCGTTTCATGGTCTACAATAATTACAAAACTTGTCCTGTTTTGAAAGTTCCATAGAAATTCATTGCTATTAGATAAAGGAATTGAAGTGCTACCCAGCGTCAACGCGGTCGGGTGCATTTGTTCACTAAAAATTGGAATACCTAATATTTTATCATGGGCATAACTAATAAGATTAAAAAATCTTGGATTATCTGAACCAAATAAAGTCAATTTAAAACCAGCGCCACGCCTGCATTGTTCTATCATAGCCCGGCGTTGCTCATAGAAAAATTGCGTGTTATACATTACAGTTTCAAAAGAATAAGTGCTTTTTAATTTGTCAATCCAATTTAATTCCGGTTCAAGTGGTACAACTCGAATGCCGTCAATAAAAATTTCAAATTCAATTCCATCTATAGTCAACTGCCATAAAGTATTTTGCAAAGGCGGACCATCTTTAAATATAGTCATTGTCTGAACAAGGTCCGCCGTTTTAGGTATAGTAAAAGGTAAAGCCGGGTATTCAAAATCTGTCCCCGGTTGCCTAATGACTACAACGCTTGACCAAATTACGCTACGTTCTAAATAAGCGTTCCATATTTCTATATCGTAGGTTTGTTCTTCTGTTATAAACCCCGCCGCTATGCGTAAAGGTTCTACCCATATCCGATTCATTAGCATATCGAACAAGTAGTCAAAACCAATCCAGCCAAATTGTTCCCGTTCGATCATTATTATATGACTATCTAACTCTTCGGCAAGCCGCAAATACCGGGGCGTTACAGGCACTATAAGTAATTCGCCTATAGGAAAAATCCTGCTTTCCTTATCGGTATGATAAGGCGTTGTATTAGGGTCTTCCATTTGCGACGGCAAAGCGTATGTAGTAAATGCCTTGAAAGTCATTTTAACTAATCCTAAAAGCTA